AATTGGGGGGGTTAAGATATTAGGTGACAGAAATTAATGGAAATGTTGGTGAAAAAGGTTTTGAAATCGTTACAAAAAAGTGAATTCTATAAAAAAGTTGTCGCAAAATATGTTTCAGTGAAATTGGGGTGGAATGAAAGATATTCTGCGACAATTCGCGGAGGGGATTATGGGTATTGATTTCTGATTGGCTATTTGTATGCCTTTAGTTGTTGGCCAAGTAAGGCCCCACTATCGATCCAGCCCGTTCCAATCTGCTCTTTCCCTACGTTTCTCTCCATTTTAATCCCGAATGGATAATCGGAACACCCTCCTTGTTTTTACTGAAAGTTATGCTGTAAGTAGAGCCTCTTTTTTGAAGAAATGTGGTTCCGACGCGGAGGCTTGGGGCGGAACTAAAGGCGGAACCACTAAAACAGCTGAAAACTGAAAGAAAATAGATGAGTTATCGTAATTACAGTAAAACTTACAGTCGGAACCACTTTCAAGGTGTCAATTTTGAAAAAAACGGGGTTTTTGGAGTTATTAATCACGGTCTTGGTACCTGCGAAAAAATTGCTCAAAAGAAGCCGAAAAATATTTCCGCGATCAGCCGGTTGATGTGTCCAGTTTGACGAGATACACCAGGGCTGCGTCGTTGTTGAGAGGTAAAAATCTCACCAGGCGCTGTTTGTGTTCGACGGGGACAGTCAACGTGACAGTGCGGATCACCGGCATTTTTTGGCAGATGACGTCCTGGATGCAGGCGGCGATGATATCGGCTTCTGACGGCTCCAGGAAGTCCCACACATAGCGGCCCGGAATGTGGTGCGGACTGAACGGGGAGTTGGCCGCGGCCACTTCGTTGACCCATACCTTATATATAAAGGTGTCGCGGCATACCACCATAGCGGCGATGTCTGGATTTTTGTGAACAACCCATTCCGGCAGCCAGGCGCATCGGGAAATGATATCCCTGGACCAACATCCCGGGACACGCCGAGATGTCAGCTCGGCCCAGCCGCCGCCAACCTTTCCCCAGGGATCACCTTCTCTTTCTCGTCAATCTTGGATTCCAGATTCTCCACCTTTTTGATTAAAGCATCACATTTGTCTTCAAGAACGGCCGTCCGGCTCTCCAATTTAATGGACCGATGGAATGAGCGGATATTTGCGGCGAGGGACTCTGCATAGTCGGTTCCGGAAGTCAATATCTCCTCGGTCATATCAAGCAGGTCTGGAAGTGGACCTTGTTTGATGGGGTAATTGTCGTGATACGGCTTACCTGCACCGTTTTTGAGCCAATCCAAATTAACGTCAAACATTGTCTCGACAGCTAAGAAAAACCGGTCACTTGGATTCGTTTTCACTCCTGTTATTAGCTGGGTTAAATATGCAGCGCTAAATCCGAGTTTGCCTGCAAAAACGGCACGATCGAGGCCCGAATCGCTTTCGATTTTGGCAATTCGTAAGCCTACTGGATATTTTTTTCTTTGCTCAGTTGATTTTTTTCTTGACATTCTTTGCCTGGCTAATTTATAACCCGTTATCAAATCACGTTTTCAAAATAGATAAAGGAGTCTGAGAACCACATGGAACGGCTGTTAAATGAACTCAGGGAATACCTTAATGAATGCCTTTCACAGGAAACGGCAGTTCCATTGGCGCAATTCCGTTCCGGAGCAGACCGGATAATATCTCGTTATCCGTCATCGAATCGTCAACAACTTCAGGCAATGGTTTGTCGGGCGCTAAAAGTCGAAATCCCGTGATTGCCTGGGCGAAGAATTCGTAAACATATTTCTGGACTTCGATAGGTAAATGATCAATTCCGCCATCCAGATTATCGCTCAATGTCAAAATCGCCTCCCGGGCGGCTTGCGCCAGGGACGGGTCAAGATAAACCTGCTTAAGATTTTCAACCCGGCCTTTAAAGAGTTTTTGGGTGTAGTTGTAGATGAGGCCCTGGGCTTCTTCAGCCAAAAGATGTCTCATCGGTGTTCGCCCCCTTTCAATGACAAGATTCACCCTTTTTTTAAATAGATAAAGGAGTATGAGAACCCTATCAAGGCTTCAATATCCAGGTGATGAACTTCAGTAATACGAGTGAGAAAAACGCCATTATATAAAAAACGATTCTGAAAACGGCAATCCGGTTTAATACATCCGGGGATGCGACTTCGAGAACGAGCATAACAAGGAAATAGGCCATGCCCACAAACAACAATAAAGAGCTTATGCGATGGTGTCGTATGGATGCCTTGGTAAAAATGGTTCTTGTTTCATCCAGTGCGCTGGCAGGGTTCAATTTGGGCGTCAACAAGGCCTTATTCCTGAACGCAATCCACGGCGGGATCAGCCATGCGCTAAGCGGGCCGAACACCTCGCCGATGTCTTTGGCTATGGCAATTGCAACATTGATATCGAATGCCATTTTTATTATCTGCTGGCGGTGGATCTGGCACCCCCCAGAATACAGAGGAGGTGAATCCAATGAACGCTATTGAAACATTATCTGATTGTTATTATTACCGAATATGTCACAAGAGAACGCACAGCCAATAGCAAAGACCCGACCATTACAGGCTTTGACAATGAATAAAATCCACGAGGGTTTGCGACGATTGGGACGTTGGGTGAAAGCGACCTATTTTCCCGAATACTACGCAGTAATTGTTTTTGAAAGTCATCTGCAAGATTTTTTGCAGAGCTTACATGAACATAAGTTGCCGCTGCCCCAGCAATTATACCTATTCCTAGAAAAACCCAGGTGCATGCGAGAAAGTACTTTTCGATGCCTGTTGAAGTTGGAGGCCCTAGGCCTGCAAGCAGAGCCAATGCTCCTGATGCAAGTGTCAGGATATGACGGTGCCAATTTGCCTGAAGATCGGCCTCCTGTTGTCGTAGATCAATGAGTTGTTCAATATTCATTTTTTAGAAAGGGCACGTTATGCACCCCGCAGACATTCAATCAGAGCTTAAGAAACGAGGGATCACCCAGAAATCTATCGCCCAGGAGTTGGAGCGTTCGGAATTTCACATATCGGCTGTGATCCGAAAGCTCCGGGATTCGGACCTGGTGATGAGGGCTGTTGCCAAGAAGATCCATCGCGATCATCGCGAGGTGTTCCCGGAGTATTATTTCAACCTGAGCAAGGCCGCATAGCGTTATTGATAACCCTAAACAAAGGGCGTGTCAATGTCTAAACGGGGAAAAAGAATAGATCCTAATCAGTTAAGTTTTGATTTTGACGATACGATTAACGAATGCGTCCGTTTAAAGCAGGAGATCCTGGCGCCGCCTGCGCATCCCATCAACGAGATGGAAGATTATCGGGAGGCGTGCATTGTCATGGCGGCGGCGGCCAAATGCGCTGTCCGGGAAAGCGGGATGAGCCGGGATGAGGTGGTGGACGCGATCAACGATCTGTTCGGATGGCCGAGGGAACCCCACAAAAAAGGCAAGTCTTTATCGATCCACATGTTCAACCATTACCTGTCCAAACCCGCTCAATATCCGATACCCGCGTTTATTTTATGGGCCGTTCAGCATGTCACCAAATCGCTGACGCCGACCCGGGCCTTTGCAGAATCGGAGGATGCGCGGGTGATATCGGGCGATGAGGTGAGGCAGATGGCGTTGGGCAAGCTGGATGAGACCATTTTGGAGATGCAGCGGCTCAAACGTGAATTGCGAGGGCGAAAGTGATGCCCGGCGACACGATTTCAGCGAGTGAACTGGCAAGCATGGCAAGGAAATCAGATCGTTTCATCCGACAGCAGGCCTGTAAGCAAGCCTGGCCCTACCGCAACGGTGGCAACCGGGCCAGGCGGTACCTTATATCGGGCCTGCCCACGGATTACCAGACCCTGGTGGCGAAAAAGATGGATATCCCCGACACCCTTCTCCCGGCACTATGCCCCGAGGCGGCCCTGGCGGTCGCCAGGAAGAACAGCCAGGAGCTGCCTTCCATTTATAAAGGTATGGCGGGGAAGATATCGACCTGGACCGACGAGACGGCCCTGGATGCGGATATCCTCCGGGACCCGCGGGTGATCAAATGGTCGCGGATCGTCCAGGAGGCGCTGAATGTGCCTTCGGGATGGAAGAAACGGGCCTGGATCGAGGCCGTGGCCGTTAAACACGACACATCATTCCAGACGGTTTACCGGTACATAAAGAAATATGAAAAAAGAGGGCTGGCAGGCCTCAGACACACCAAATCGAACAAAAACCAGCCTAAATCGTGGACCCCGGAGGCGGTGGACTGGTGGGTGGGCCTGTGTTTGAAGCGGGAACACCGAAAGGTCGCCAAAGACGAGCTTTACGGGATTCTGTCCATCGAGGCCCATCGCCGGGGATGGCGGATCGGGGGTTATGAGAGTGCGCTGTGGTGGTTCAGGCAGAAGGCAACCCCCCAGCTTTTGGCGCTTCAGCGGGGCGGGGTGCGGGCTTTGGACAATTTGTTGCCTCCGGTGCTCCGGGATTATTCGGACCTGGCGCCGTTCGAGATACTGGTTGGCGATCAGTACAGGTTCGATTTCTGGGTCGTGGATGAAACAACCGGGGAGGTGTTCCGGCCGGAGGGATATTTCTGGCAGGATCTGCGCACCCGGTGTTTTTACGGCGGGGCCCTGGACAAAAAATACGACGGCTACCTGATCGGCCTGGCCCTGCGCATGGGCCTGCACATCTTCGGCGCGTTCGGGTCGATCTACACGGACAACGGCAAGCCCGAGTTGTCAAAATATGTCATGGGAATCCTGAAGGATATGGGTTCCCTGGGCCTGAAGGCGACACCGATAGTGGATGCGGCAATGGACCTGGACGACGACCCGGAACTGGTCAATCCATTGGCCAGAGTACCGGGCAGCCACATCAAGGCGATTGTGCGAAACGCCAAGGCCAAGATGATCGAGGGGACGTTCAATGTTTTGGAGGGGATTCTGCGAGACATGCGGGTTCCCGGATATGTCAAAGAACTGGGCGGGCTCCAGGAAGAAAACGAGGTTGACGAAAAGGAGCTTCAGCGATTGGCCCGGACCGGAAAGCTGCCCACGTTCTGGGAGTTCGTGGGCCGGGTCTTTCAGGGAATGGACTATTACAATTCGGAAAAAGTCCACCGGGGCGTGATCCGGGAATGGGCCTGGAAACCCAAGCCCAAGACGGCCACGCCGATGGACTGCCTCCGGGCGTGCTACAACGACGGATGGCGGCCCGGCCCGATCTCCAACCAGGCGATTGATCTTGTTTTCCTTCCCCGTGACACCCGAACCGTGGACAGGGGCCGGATCACGTTCCGAAATGACGTGTACGAGCATGAGGCCCTGGTCAGCATCCCGAGGGGATACCGCGTGGAGATCCGGTTCGATCCGCTGGACCCGGAATACCTGCTGGTTTTCGACAATGACCGGTTTGTGTGCCGTGCCGAGCCGGTGGAATACTCATCCATGAAGAACCTGACCCTGGCATCCCGCAAAATCGAGGAAAAACGCCGGATACGCAAGGGGTTTATCCTTGAATATCGCAAGCTCACGTCTGCGGTGCCTGACTTTTTGGAGTATTCGACCGTATCGTTGACGGAACGGGCGGCTGCTGAGGTTGGCCGTGAAAAGGAAAAGGCCCGCAAGAAACGGTTGGCAGAACAGGAGGCCTCCCGCGTGCGCACGGCCGAGGAGCTGGAAGCCGAGGTGCGGGAGTTGGAAGCCAAGGCTGCCAGGCCTGCACGGAAAAAGCCCGTGCCCAAGCGGCCCGCGTATTTTCTGAAAGACCTGGACAGGTACAAATGGATTGTTGCCTGTGAACTGGCGGGCGGTGAACTGATTGAGGAAGACATTGAATTCAAAGCCGCATACGAGGCACGGATGAACGAGGATGAGCGCGAGCGGTGGGACGTGGTTCGCGAATTGGGAGTACTGTAAATGGAGAATCTGTTTATACCCACTGAAAACGTCAGCCTGTTCAATGACATCTGCATGGAGCTGGAAAGCCCGGCCAGCCGTATCGGGCCGTCACTGGCAATGGTGTCGGGCCAGGCAGGACGCGGAAAGAGCGAGGCTGCCAAGAAATACGCGACCAACTCTTCTGCGGCGTACATTCCTCCCATGAACAAGCGCAGTCCGTTGATGGTGCTGCGCGAGATATCGTTTGAACTGTGCACGATAAAGCCGGGCCGGATCGAATCGTGCCTGGATCTGATATCGGATGAGATGGGCAGGGAGCGCCGGTTGATCATGATCGACGAGGCCGATCTGTTGCCCATATCAATATTGGAGATGCTGCGCAACGTCAATGAGCGGTGCGATTGCCCGATGCTCTTGATCGGCGAGGAAGGGTTGAAGACTAAGATCGGATCGCGCAGGCGTTTGTTAAGCCGGATCCGTCGGCGCATGGAGTTCGGACCGGTGAGCCAGGCCGATATCGTGCTGTTTTTCCGCAAAGCCCTGGAAGTGGCCATATCTCCTGAAGGAAGCTCGATGATCCATGCTCGATCAAGAGGAGATTGGAGACCGGTGTTGACCATAGCCATTGACGTGGAGCGGGCCCTGCATGCGTCCGGGATCACACACGTGCCCGACGAACTGATTAAGGAGTTGACCGGTGGACGGAAGACGTAAGACAGGCCTGGCCGCACGCATACGCGACTGGATGCGGCAGCAATCAAGGGCATTCAGACCCAGAGACGTGTCTGACGGGATCGGCGCAAGGTGGCATGATCGCGACAAGGTGCGAAATGCATTTCCGGACTTTTTGGCCAGGGGCGAGATCACGCAGGATGGGTTTGGCCGGTACCGCTATAACCAGGAATGGAAACGAAACAGGCCTGCCCCGCTTTCCAAAAGGATCTATAAGGCGATGTACCTGAGCCGACAGTTCACGTCATTTGATATTCAGCGGCTGTCGGGCGCGGACTCCCGGAATTTCATCCAGAAGCGAATCCGCAGGCTTTTGGATGGCGGATATATCGAGTGCTTGGGGAATGTCCCCGGCAAGGGGAACGTCCGGTTTTACAGGGTGGTGAACCGGCAGCGGTTTCGGATTGAGTTGTTATAGAGGCTCAAGGCGTTAGGCGCGAGGCACAAGGCGCGAGGGAAGGAGGATGCCATGAATACAGGGTTAGCGCAGGCGCGGGCACGAAAGGCCCAGAATAAGGAGAAAGCGCAGCGCAAGAACCTCCTGGCCCAGGTGCATATTGCCAAAAAGGATCTGTGCATTTTGGACGGCGATTACCGGGACATCCTCTCCCGTGAATTCGGCAGGGAGAGCGCTGCGGATCTGAACAACGTGGAGCTGAAGTATCTGGTGGCCTATTTCAGGGAGCATGGATGGCAGCCCAAAGGCAGGCCGGACCAGGCCCAGGCCCTTCGGAAACGGGCCAGGACAATTGCGGGCAAGCTGGATGACGGAGAGCAGCGGTTGAAGGGGTTGTGCAAGCGGATCTGCCGGGTGGACCGGCTGGAATGGTGCAAGGATGTGAATCGGCTCAAGAGCTTGGTAGCGGCCCTGGGGAGGATATCGAGGGAGGCGGATTCGCAGGCCCAGTGAAAGATATTCTGCGACAATTCGCGGGGCCGGGTCTCTCACAGAGCCCACAGAGGACGCGGAGAGCGAGGCGGGCAGTTTGGCATATCCGATGCTTTTGTAGTGATGGCCACCGAAATGATGGTGGTCATGACATGAGGGGGGCCAAATGAAAGGTGAAGATCTCGGGTATAACGTTAAGACGTGGGTCCATGACAGGCGGTTGACGCGGGCCGAGAGCCTGTTCTTGGGGATTTTGTGGGTCGACCATGTCGGCAAGGAAAACAAGATCCCGGCCAAGGATCTGGCGGTTGAATATGCGTTTTGCATGGAAGGGCGGCGTCTGGACCTGGATAATCCCTATGATTTGCCCGAGATCGAGCAGTGGAAACGGGACGTGCGATATTTGCAGACCCATTTGATAGAGAAGCATGACGAGATTCCCCTGTTTTCAAAGGCCGGGCTCGATGGCGGTTACTGGATCGCGGCCGATGAGACTGAAGTGGACGAATACTACTATCCGATGCAGCAGCGAGGCGTTCGCGGGATCAGGAAGGCGGGCCGAGCGAAAAAGACGTTCGTGGTGGAGGCCGTGAAACAGTTGGCGTTCGATTTCGACAGGATCGCGGGCGATGATAGGCCCCAGGCCATCGCGGAGCGGGCAAAGACCACGGCCCCGGAGATTGTAGAGGTGTTGATCGAGACAATGATGCAGAATCCGGAGCAATTTGCAGGCAAATTGGAGCGGTTGCGGGAGAAGTATTTTTCCGGAGGGGTGTTGTTAGGGAAAGACCGCCTGGCGGAGATCCGGGCCAAGGCCAGGGAGCTGGATGGGTTGGTGTCGGGGCTGGGGGGATAGATACTGTACGTTTGTACAGTATTCCAGCATGGAATATCGATTTTCAAAGGGAGCCTATGGAGGCTAACCGTAAACTGGCGGGGCCAATCGGGGCCCCGCCAACCATAATGTCTCTCACAGAGGACACAGAGGGCACAGAGATGAAAAACAAATTGGGTGACCTGAATAATCATTTGTTTGCCGAGATGGAACGGTTAGGTGATGAGGACCTGAAGGGAGAGGCCTTGTCTCAGGAAATCGCCCGGGCAAAGGCGGTCTCTAATGTGGCAACCCAGATAATAAACAACGCCCGGCTTGTGATAAATGCCATGAGTATCATCAATGACGGGCTGATCAAGAACCCTCCGCAAATGCTCGGCGTGAACGGATATGAAGAAGAGTAGGGATTATACACCTGAAGAAATTGAATTTTTGCGGGTCGGTTGTTTGGCGATGAACGTTCGGGACCTCACGCAGGCATTTAACAAGCGATTCGGTACTGCAAAACCCGATACGGCCATTAATGCTGCGCTCAAAAATCATCACATTCTATGCGGAAGAAAACCAAAGGAGCGCCTGATATCAAGGAGGCTGCGAATTTACACAGACGAACAGGCGCAGTTTATTCGTGACAATTATGCAGGCCGAAGCGTAGCTGAAATGACGGTGTTATTTAATGGGCGATTCGGGACAAAAATGACTCAAAAGCAGATTAAATCCTTCGTACACAACCGTGGAATCACTTCCGGCAGGACCGGATATTTTCCAAAGGGTCACCGGCCCTGGAATTACGGTACAAAAGGACAGGGCTTGACGGGGTCTAATACGGGAAGCTTCAAAAAGGGAAATGTTCCGGCAAACCGCAAACCCATTTGGTCCGAGCGGGTATGCCCGAAAGACGGCTTCATTTTAATGAAGGTCCCGGAGCCTGACCCTTACACAGGGTTTCAAACCCGATACAGGCATAAGCATGTCTATATCTGGGAGCAAACGCACGGACCTGTTCCGGACGGAATGGTTGTGGCATTCGTCGATGGAAATAAAACGAACTGTCACCCTGAAAACCTCATGTTGATTTCACGGGCCGAACTCCTGAATTTGAACCGTCACGGATATAAAGATTCTCCGGATCAATTGAAGCCGCACATCCTGGCGCTCTCAAAACTCCAGGTGAAGACATGGGCGATAGAGAATAACCGACTGGGGAAACAATGAAAAACAGCGATATGCAGTTTTATATAAAGGAATTACGGAGTAATGAGTGCTTTTGCGGCAGGCCGAAAAAGCCGGGAAAGTCCTTCTGCTTTCTCTGCTACAAATCGTTGCCGCGCGATATGCAGCGAGATCTCTGGCGTCATATTGGGGATGGGTACGGAGATGTATATGACAGGGCTGTCAAGTGGTTGGAGGGATGAGAGAGCATGGCGCATGGGGCGGGGAGCAAGGACTGGTCACAATGAATGACGATCAGAAAAAGTGCTTTAAAGCGATCTATGATTTCATCCATGACGAGAGGCAGAATGCTGAAAACCTGCTTTCGCTGATTGACATTTCCTTCCGGAAGACAGACGCCCCTTTCGGTGATTTGAGCGATTTGGTCGGTGAACAGCTGCATCTGGTCATTGCACCTTATTTAACGTCAAGGCGGGATCTGGGCGCGAAAGCAATGCAGGTGATGTATATCCTGCAGGATTTTATCAGGGATGAAACCGGTGAGACTCTTTGAGGTAATAATCCAATGAGAAAATTTTGGCGGTGGATAATATGTAATCTGTTCCACCGTGAATACTGGCTGAGTATGCGCGATTTGGAAGCGCTTGGGCTTCGCCCAAAAAAGAGCATTTATTGCACGATTTGTGATGGAGATCCGATTGACCTACGGACCGAAGCGGATGGACATGGTGTTTAAGCTGGATGAACTCGAGCTGGTGAGAAAATGATTGTGCATGACCATGAACGCGGAACGGCGATAGATGTGTGCGATTCCGAGCGGGATGTCAGGACCGAGGACCGGCAGAAGCTGCTGGGGTGGTTCAAGGACGAGGTGGCAGTCCTGGAACGAATGGCGGCGGGCGATCCGGACATGAGGGAGCAGGTGGCGCAGCTCAATGACAGAGTCGACGCGCTGGTGCCGAAGGAATGTAATAGCGATGGTGAAACCGACCACGCATTTTAACGAGCAGTGGGAGGCATGGGTGCGCGAGCCCCTGCCGAGCGTTGAGGAGCTGAATCAGATGATTGAGGAGGCTGTTTATCTTCAGCAGCACCGAGACCTGTATAATGCCAGCGGCAGGCGCCGCCGCATTCTGGCCGTGTATTGGCATCCGGAAAGGCAGATCGCGCTCAAGGTCGACCAGCAGAGAAATAAGGTCGTGACCGTGCTCACGCCGGAGGCCAGGGGGGAGCGGAAGACCCCTTCATCCAAAAACCCTGCGCGCTCTGTGCGCTCTGCGAGAGTCAAAAATGCGCTGTCCGATGTGCGGAAAAACATTTAACGTCCAAGATGCCATGATGGACCAGGAGTGGCGGGAGATCATTCAACTCTTGCCTTCCTTCGGCGGGCATGGTAGACTGATTTTCGAGTATATTGAAAAGTTCGGGGTGAGCCCGCTGCGGATGAAATCCAAGAAGATCCTCCGTCTCCTGGAGGAGATGGCGCGGCTGTTCAAAACCGGCGAATTCATGTATCAGAAGCGGAAGCACACGGCAGGCCTCCCGGTAGTTATAGAAGCAATCAAGGCGGTTTGCAACAAGCACTTTGCGATTCCGATTGAGAATCATAACTATTTGAAAAAGGTAATGATCGGCCTGCAAGAGGAAGCAGAGAGGGAGAAAAGCAAACGGAAGGAAAAGGAGTTGCGAGAACGCGAAATCGTTCTCAAATCCGAAATCCGACATCCGAAATCCGAAACGGGCGAGATGACGGCGCAGGAGTATCTGGCGTCGGTGGGGAAAGAGAGTCTGCGGGAAAAGTGAGTCTTATGGAAAGGTGGCGGAGATGAAGCATTTGATTTTATCCTTGTTTCTCATTGGCGTGACCATCCATTTGGTGGGCCAAGGGGAACCGCTTTATTTTCCGACCGGGACAGAGGTTAACCTCACCTATAAAGAGCATTGCACTGTCCAGGATAAGGCAGGAAACGCCCTTTTTGAAGTGGACCTGAAGGACGTTGAGGAGATAATTATCAACGACGAGACGAACCCAGGGAAAACAGATCAAAAAAACTGATTCACACTGTAAGTTAACGGATCTGAATTTGTGAAAAATTAACCTCGTTATTTTGACGAGGCGGGGCACGGTGAAAACGCCCGGTCATTTCGACTACCTGTTTTTGTCGAGACGGCCGGGCTTTTTGTTTTGTGGGGTGACGGCAATGGGACCGTGGACGCAGCAGAAAATATATGAATACATCCGACAGGTTGGGCCTGAGAATGCGCTTACCATCGCGCTGGTGGGCGAGACAAGCCGCCAGCCGTTTATCGGCAAACTGTGCGTCGCCTGCGTGGTGCGCAATCGCGTGCGCGATATAAGGCGCTGGCCAAACCGGTTCGAGGATGTGCTCTGTAAGAAATATCATTTCAGCTGCTTTAACGAAAAGCTATTCCGGCCGCTGATTGTCAAGCCGTACTGGAGGGAACTCTGGTGGCGGGAGTGTCGATCTGCCGCCTGGCTCGTGGTGAATGACTGGGTGCGGGATTTGACCGACGGCGCGACGCACTACTGGAATCCGAACATCTGCGTCCCGAGATGGGCGCCAAAGGTCACATGGCTGGCCAAGATTGGGGATCATCAGTTTGCTAAAGAATGAGAAAACCCGGCGGGTTCTCACACAAAGGCACAAAGGCACAAAGGAAAAACGAGAAAGCCCTTTTTTGTGTTCTTCGTGGCTCCGTGTGAGCAAGAAATTTGGAGAAAACGCGATGAAATGGCTGGGGTTGCAAATCAAAAGGACCTGGTGGCTGGCCCGGAACGGGGTGGCCTGGTGTTTTGACCAGGCGGGCTTCGCCTGTTCGTGGGCCGCACGGAAAATAAGGGCAGTGTAAAAAAGGAGGGCGCGACATGGCATTCGACATCACGGGCTTGGGCAGCATAGCGGACCTGGCAAAGGGCGTGATCGACCGGATCTGGCCGCCGGACGCGGACCCGAACGAAAAAATGAAGGCCCAGCTGGAGCTGCAAAAGATCGTGGAGGACCGGGAAAACCAGGTCATCAGCGCGCAGCGCGAGATCATGGTGGCCGAGATGAACCAGGGCGACAACTATACCAAGCGGGCGCGGCCCTCCGTGGTCTATGCGGGCCTGGCGGCGGTGCTCTTGAACAACATGGTCTTTCCCTGGATCGCGCATTTCACCGGCCGCATGATTCCCCAGATCGAGCTGCCCTCCGATTTCTGGTGGGTCTGGGGCGGCTGCGTGTCGGTATGGATGATCGGCCGCACGGCCGAGCGGCGCGGGGCCACCAACAAGGTGCTGTCGATGATCACGGGGTCGAAAGGATAAGCGATATTGAACGGCGACGACCTAAAGGAATTAACCGCCCAGTACTCCCGGCTGGATCAGTCGCTGACGGATATTCGCGCGACGCAGGGCCGCCAGGAAAAGGCCTTGGTCGATCTATTCAAGGAATCGCGCAAAACCGGCGCGAACATCGCCAGCCTCGACACAGTGGTTCGCATGTCCCTGGCCCAACAGAAGCGGATTAACCAAGAATGCCAAGGCGACATCAAGGAGCTACAGGGCAGCACTGACGAGCGCGCCCGGGCAATGGAGCGGAAGCTGGCCTATTTTGCCGGGGGCATGGCCGTGCTCCTGATTGTTTTCGATTTGGCGGCTCGATACTTGCTTAAACTCATATAGGGGCAGAACAATGGATGCAGACAGGCTGTTGGGCATCAAGACCCGGAAAGAGCGGGAACGGGATCAGGTAGAAACCAAGATCGACCGATGTGTCAAGGACCTGAATTATTATTCATACCCGTCTGACGGCATTCAGAGCATCGACGCGGATGCCGTGCTTCAGGCTGCGGGGGAATTGAAGCGGTTGATCGATCAGTGGGGGGATCTGAACACCCGGATCGCGGAGTTGGGCAAAGAGGTCGGGCCGTGAGCAAGCGGGAGATCTATTACGATCAGGCCGAGGCCCTGTTCGTCAAAAGCGGGCATTCCATCGAACGAATCAGCCAGCTTTTACCGGTGAGCGCCAAGACCCTCTATGAATGGCGGCAGTACGGAGACTGGACCACCCAGAAAAAGGCCCACCTGGCCAGCAAGCGGAATGTTGCGGATATCCTCCGCGACCGGTTGGCCGAAAAGATCGCGGCCCTGGAGTCGGGCAATTTTTCGGCCGGAGACGTTGACGAGATCGCCAAGATCTCCGCGACCATCGACCGGATGGAACGGAACGCCTATGACCTGAAGGCTGCGGGGGTGGAGGTGATGGGCCGGTTCGGGAAGTATTTGCGGGCCACCATCAAAGACCCGAACCATCTCCAGGAGATCAGCAGGCACATACAGGGCTTTTTCGAGTGGCTGGAGACGAATGCTTGACTCACACGGAGCCACCCCAGTGAAATAAAATGAGATTTCACGGGGCAGGCGAAGAACACGGAGAACTGCTTTTTTGGTTTTAAAATCTTAGTGGCTTTGTGTCTTTGTGTGAGACCAAAATAAAAATGGCGAAAAAGATTACCATACGACAGAAGCTGACCAAGGCCGAATTCAAAAAGCGATACACCGAAGTTATCGCGGCATTGACGGCCGAGGTGTTGCCGTTTGCGGACGATCCGGAAGAAAAGCGTCAACGGGTCGAACGGTCCAGGACCGATCACTTCTTTTTCTTCCGCACCTACCTACCCCATTATTTCTATGCCGAGGAGGCGCCCTTCCATCACGACCTCATCGAGGACCTGGACACCCGGCCCGACCCGGATGACCCTTCCGACGTCATGGTACCGGTGGCCGTTGCGGCGCCCAGGGAGTTTGCCAAGAGCACGATCACCTCGTTCGGATACGCGATCCACCAGATCTGCCACAAGCTCAGGAATTTCATCATTATCGGGTCGGACACCGAAGACCTGGCAGGCGATCTGACCGGATATCTGCTTCTGGAGCTGGCCATGAATCAGCGGCTCCGCCAGGATTTTGGCGAACTGGCGTCGCCGGACTGGTCGGTTTACGATTTTGTGACCAAAAATGACGTCCGGGTTCTGGCCAGGGGCCGGGGCCAGCGGATCCGGGGGCTCAAGCATAAACAATACCGGCCCGATCTGGTGATCCTGGATGACCTGGAAAACGACCAGAACGTCAAGAACCCCCGCATTGTCAAAGACCTGCTCAAGTGGATCAAGGAGACGGTTTATCCGGGCATTGCGGCAACGGGCAACCTGTTTATTATCGGGACGATTCTGGCGAAACGGTCGGCGCTCAATATCATTATCCGGGGCGATGAGGAGCCGTACAATCACTGGATTCGCCGGATCTACCGGGCCATCCAGGACGATGGCACATCGCTATGGCCCACGGCCCATCCCATTGAGAAGCTTCTCAGGCAAAAGGAACTCATGGGCTCCATTGCCTTTAACAAGGAGAAGCAGAATAACCCGACCGATGAGGACTCCCCATTTCGTGAGGAGTGGATCCGGTATTTTCACGAGGATGAAATCCAAAATATCGATCTGCTGATCGTGGCAGGCCTGGACCCGTCGAGCAAGGAGACCGGTGATGATAAAGGCCTGGTTGCCGTGGGCCTGGATCGGCAGCAGATGATCTATTACGTCATAGCCGCCTGGGTGCGCAAGGCGTCGCCTGCGGGGATGATGGACGCCTGTTACCGGCAGCACAAAGAGGTCGGATGGATACAGCTGGGGGCCGAGGACAATGCGCTCAAGGATTTCTTGAGGGCGGTCATGGATGAGGCGGCCAAACAGTACAACTATTATCTCCCTGTCAAGGAGATCAGCCACAATACCAACAAGGAGGCCCGGATCGTGGCGGGTCTGAGCCACCTGGTGGAGCACGGCAAACTCAGGTTTTTAAAGGGACACACCGATCAGGACAAGGTGGTGGAGCAGCTTCTGTATCTGGACCAGCCTTCTTTTCCGGATGACGGGGCCGATGCCCTTGAAATGGCCGTGGATCTGCTCAAGCCCCGTGGCGGGAAAACAGAATACGAAACGCTGTCCAAGCGCCGGTTTGCGGTCAAAGGAGCGTGGTGATGATTTTAGATCAATTCGGACGTGAATTTCCGGCACGAAAGCAACCTGAAAAGCGGCCTCTGGCCGTGGCGCCCATTCTGGACTCCTGGCGCGAATATGTGGCGGCAGGCATGACACCGGAACGGCTGGCCACCATTTTCAAGGAGGCGGATTCGGGCGATGTGAGCCGTCAGTCCCAGCTCTTTGAGCAGATGGAGGAAAAGGACGGTCATCTGCTGGGCGAGATCGGCAAGCGGAGAAACGCGGTCCTGGACATAAATTACAAGGTGACGCCTGCATCGGATGATTCGCGTGACGGCAAGGTGGCCGAATTTGTTGAAGCGTGCTTGAGCAACATGACGGACTACGAGGACGTGCTGGTGGCGCTTCAGGACGGGGTCGGGAAGGGCTTTTCGAGCCTGGAGGTGCACTGGGACGTGTCCGAAGGCCAGGCCCTGCCGAGCAACCTGGAATTCATCAATCAAAAGCGCTTCCTTTTCACCGATCCAAAGGGCCATTTGAGACGCACGCCGCTTCTGCTGACAGACGACCACACAATGGGAATGGAGATCCCGCCCTGGAAAGTCGTGTTGCACCGCTACGGCGGCAAGTCCGGGCATCCCACCCGCTCCGGCATTCTGCGGGTCTGCGCCTGGTGGTTCATGTTCAAAAACTATTCGGTCAAGGACTGGGTGGTCTTTTGCGAGGTTTTCGGCATGCCGCTGCGCGTGGGTAAATATGAGGCGGGCGCAAGCAAAGACGACAAGGACGCCCTGTTCGCGGCCATCGCCTCCCTGGGGTCGGACGCGGCCGGGATCATCTCCAAGAGTACGGAAATCGATTTTATCGAGGGCGCAAAGGGCAGCGCGTCATCGGATCTATACGAGCGGCTGGGCCAATTCGGCAACCGTGAAATGTCGAAGGCCATCCTGGGGCAGACCCTCACGGCCGAGGTGGGCGATAAGGGCAGTTATGCGGCCAGCAAGACCCATAACGAGGTGCGCCTGGATCTGGCCAAGGCCGACACCAAGGCCTGTGCGGGTACGCTTCGCGATCAGCTGATCCGGCCACTGGTGGGATTCAATTTCGGATGGGACACGCCGGTCCCCGGATACGGTCCGGTCTGGGAGGAGGAGGAAAACCTCAAGGATAAATCGGACTGGGTCACGGCCCTGCTGGACCGTAACGTGGAAATGCCCGCGTCGTTCATCCGCAAGGAATTCAACATTCCCGAGGGTGAAAAGGGCGAACCGATGGTCGGGGGGGCTCAGCAGACCGGCATTCCCGCGAAATATGCGTTTCTGTCCGCCAAATCAGGACCAGGCGGCGAGGCAAAGGGAGGACTTGAGGCTTTGGACGACCTTCCCGATGCCTTTGAACGTGAGGCCTCTCAGGCGATGGACACCCTGCTGGAGCCGGTCCTCCGCATGGTCGGCAAGGCCTCTTCCCTGGAAGAGATCGGCGAGAAGCTCTATGCGCTCTATCCGGAGATGGATGCGGCCAGGTTCCAGGAACTGCTGGGCCGGGCCATGAGCGCGGTTGGATTAGAAGGGTATGGTGACGCCCGATGATGGAAATGGCCTTCAATAAGCCTTTTCAGGCCCAGCTCGACTTCTTCAGGCAAAAGGGTTTCGAGATTTCCGAGCATTCCTGGCGGGACGTGTGGCAGGCGGCCCACGCCAGGGCCTTCACCGTGGCCAGGGTGACCGCGATGGACGTTCTGGCGGATATCCGCCAGGCCCTGGATGCGGCGAAGGAAGGCGGGGTCGCCCTCAGACAGTTCAAAAAGGATCTGGTCCCGACCCTGACCCAAAAGGGCTGGATGGCGCCAAAGGGAGATGCGGCCACGGTCGTGATGCCGGACGGCACGATCCGGAAGCGCTTAACCGGCTGGCGGCTCAATACGATCTACCGGGTCAACCTCGGGTCCGCCTACCATGTGGGCCGATACGAGCAGCTGATGGCCGTCAAGAAGGCCCGGCCCTTTTGGCAGTATCGCAGCCAGCAAGACCCTTCGGTCAGGGATGAACACAGGGCGCTTGACGGCAAGGTGTACCACGCCGACCACCCGTTCTGGGACCAGTGGTATCCGCCGAACGGTTGGAACTGCCGATGCTATGTGAAATCCCTTTCCGAGCGGCAGATGAAGGCCAGGGGGCTCAAAGAGGAGACCAGAGGCGTCGATATCAAGCCGGACGAAGGCTGGCGCTACAACGTGGGCAAGGCCGGGCTGGATCACTGGAAGCCGGATCTCAGCAAGTACTCGGCAGAGACCCGGACGCTCCTCGAGGCGGCAATGAAACGCCCTTTGTTTCTTGAAATGACATCCGCAAAAGAGGTTGCGGAGTTTATCAAAAACCGAAACGATCTTCCATCGCGGCTTAGGCCGTTTATCACGCCACACACCGCTAAGGATTACAGTGCCCTGGGGGCCGAGATCCACATGACACCGGACGGCAAGGCCGGATATGCGATCACGAAAGAAAAAGAGCTGGTCAGCGTGTTTTCCAAGCCCGGTGCGCATTTGGGGGCGGCTGCCGTTCGCCAGGCCGTTGAAAAAGGCGCTATGAAACTGGATTGTTTTGATGGGTTTTTGCCAAACTTCTATAGCAAATTTCGTTTTATAGAATATAATCGGATTGAATGGGACGACGAATACGCCCCGGATGGGTGGAATTATGAGGAGTTCGGGCGTCCTGACGTCGTGTTTATGCGTATTGTGAAAAAAGGACAGCGATGAAAAAGAACAAGGGAACAAAGGCCTTTCAGAAGCTCGAAGAAGAATATGCCCGACACTTGTTTGGAGACATCCAGTGCGACCGGTGCAGGCATTACATTAAAGGGCCGAAGTGTAAAGCCTTTGATGAAATTCCGTTTGATATCCTGGACGGCAGTCACGACCACCGCAAACCCTATCCGGGAGACAACGGGATATTGTTTGAACCCAAAAAGGAGTAAGCTTTCAGGCGCAAACCAAAACTGAATAACGATTTTCCGGTCTGATCAACCGGGAATCAGAATGAAAAAGGCGGCTGTTGGGAGCCCAACCTCTCAATATGCCGCCTTTTTTCATTCACCAACAAAGCGAAATGACCGAAACCGAGTTCAAATTCCAGGACACCGCCCTTCAGAAGATGCTGAAAGGGATACTTTCGCGCCTGGGCAACATCAGGCCTGCGGCCGAGCTCATGGGCGAGATCGCGCTGGAGTCCATCCAGACCAATTTTGAGGAAGGCGGCAGGCCGACTAAGTGGAAACCCGTGGCCGATGCCACCATCCGCCAGCGTCGAAGGCTGGGCAAGTGGCCCGGCCGCATTCTGGTGAGGCAGGGGTACGCCGGGGGGCTCATGGGGGCGGTCGCATATACCGCGCTGAACGACCGGGTGGTGGTTGTGGCCAACAAGGTTTATGCGCGCATTCACCATCTCGGCGGCAAGGCCGGGCGCGGGCACAAGGTGGATATCCCGGCCCGGCCCTACATGATGATTCAGGACGAGGACTGGGCCGAAATGAAAGAGGAATTGACAAAATACGTTATTCACGGAGGCGCGGCATGAAAGAGTATCTGGCGAAAGTATTTATCGCGGCCATCAAGGCCGAGGACGGCAGCATGCCCGAATGGTACACCTTTTTTCCTGAAGGGTGGATCGAGATCGAAGGGCATGGCAAGGCCCTGGTGGACCGGCAGGCCCACGAGCAGGTGGCCGCCCGTTTTGACCGGAGAGGCAACGATATAGTTATCGACTATGAACACCAGACCCTGACGGGCGATAAGGCGCCTGCGGCGGGCTGGGTCAACGATTTTCGGTACCTGGACGGTGTGGGCATTCAGGGCCGGGTGTCCTGGACCGACGAGGCTGCCGGATATATCGAAAGAGACGAATACCGCTATTTTTCGCCGGTTTTCCTTGCGCGAAAGAGCGACGGAAGGGTCGTTGCCGTGCATTCGATAGCGTTGACCAACAGTCCCAAGATCAACCATTTAACCCCGCTCCTGGCCAAGCTGGGGGCAGCATTCAGAGAGGAGGATGTGTCGATGGAATTTTTGAAGAAGCTGGCGGCAAAGCTGGGCCTGGGAGCAGACGCGGACGAGGCCCAGGTGGAGGCGGCGGTCGACGAGGTGATCGCCAAAAACACGCAACTTAAAACCCAGGCGGAAAAGGCACCGGACAAGGCGGAAGTGGTGTCAAAGGAAATTCTGGAGGTCCTGGATCTCAAGGCCGAAGACGGCGTGTCCACCGTGGTCGCCTCGATCCACGCCCTAAAGCAGGCTACAAATACGGGCGTTTCGAGAGAAGAGTTCGACCGATTGCAGAAAGACCTGCGCAAGCGCGACGCCACGGAAATCGTTGCCAAGGCCATGAAAGACGGCAAGGTCACGCCCGATCAAAAAGAATGGGCGCAGGAGTATGCTGAGAGGGACCTCGAGGGCTTTAAGGTCTATGTGACAAAGGCGACCGTGGTGATCCCGGTGAACGATCTGCCCGACAAGGAGACCGAGGCGGGCGGAGCCATCTCCGACACGGTCCTCAATGTGGCCAAGCTCATGGGCAACACCGAGGATGACCTCAAACAGTATGGCGGGGTGACTGCGTAGCGCGTAGCGCAAGGGGCAAAGCGCAGGGCCGAGAACCACGAAAGGAGAGTAATTATGACGGCACTAACCGAAGACAAAAAACTGGAGTACACCGAAGGGGTGGAAGTCGACGTCCCGATGGATGATGCAGATCTGATCTATGGGGGTGCGTTCGTCTGCGTGAATGCAGACGGCTACGCCGTCGAGGGCGAGGATGCGGCAAACCTCATTTTCATGGGTGTGGCCGTCGAGCAGAAGGATAATTCAAGCGGGGCCGATGGAGACGAGGACATCGTGGTCAGGCGGCGCGGGCTTTTCAAGGCCATCCTGGACACCGCCATCACCCAGGCCAACGTGGGCGACAACGTGTTCCTGGTGGATGACCAGACGGTCGATCTCGTGGCCAACGTGACCCACAACATCTTTTGCGGGATTATCGCAAAATACATTGATTCCACCCATGCATGGATCGACATCGAGCCTGCCATCCGCCAGGCCGACGTGGCCACGCATATCGCGGACGACAGCGGTGCGCATGCGGCCAGCGCCATCAGCATCGCCGATGCGGGCGCGTTCACGGCCCAGGCAGAGGTTGAGGCGGCCCTTCAGGAGATTTATCAGAGCCTGCTGACCGCCAAAGGGATCATCCCGATCCCCATGCCGGTCATTACCGATGCCGGAGTGGCCCTGGCGGCCTTTTCAGACGGCGACAGCGCCACGCCGGGGTTCTGCGTGACGGCCAAAGGGTTGGGCATCCGGTGGAACAACCACGGCACACCAACTCCGGTGGGCACAAAGGTGATGATCCCGCCCGATGCAGACGTCACGGCCAACATGGTGCTTCACATCCTGGCTGCCAAGACCGGGAACACCCTGGGCGATGCCACCAAGTTTACGGTGGTCGCCTACAACAACGTGGTGGCCGCCCTTTATGACGCCGACGCCGATTTCGGCGGGGACACGGACGCCATGACCGGCGACGCAGCGGCGAAAACGGTGCAGCACGTCACCCGGACCCTGGCCCTGGCGAACCTTACCGCATACCCGGCTGCAATGGAGCTGACCATCCAGCCGAAGGACGGGACCCTGGGTACCGACGACGTGATCCTGCTGGCCGCGTGGATCGAGTACCAGAAAAAGCTGCTCACGAGTTAAGGTCTGACAGGTTAAACGGTTTGGGTTGACCCGCCAGGCGAACGGCGGGCAAGCCGGACCGATCAAGAAAGGAGAAACGACCATGCTGGTAAATAAATCAAATCTTACGGCGGTTTTCATTAACCTGAAAACCATTTTCAACAAGGCATTCGATGCGGCCCCCAGTCTCTGGGAAAAGACCACCATGAAGGTCCCCAGCGGCTCCGGCCAGAATGACTACACCTGGCTTTCCAGGTTTCCCAAAATGCGCAAATGGCTGGGCGACAAGGTGATCAAACAGCTGGAAGCGTTTAAGTACACGGTAGTCAACGATGACTGGGAGGCCACCGTGGAGGTGGACCGCAACGATATCGACGATGACAATATCGGCATCTATGCGCCCCAGGCCCAGGAGGCCGGGTTCTCGGCCAAACAGTTGCCTGACGAGCTGGATGCAGACCTCAAAAACAACGCGTTCACCAATGAATGCTACGACAGCCAGTACTTTTATGACGACGATCACGACGTGGCCGGATCGAGCGTCAGCAATTTGGGCACGGCCGCCCTTTCGGCCGCCACCACGGCCCTGGCTGCGGCCAGTTATGGGGCGGGTCGGCTGGCCATCATGAGCTTCACCGACGATGAGGGCAGGCCATTGGGGCTGATTCCAAATCTCCTGGAGGTGCCGCCTGCGCTGGAGGCCACCGGCAGGTTGCTCCTCGAAAACGACAAGCTGACCGATGAAAGCCCCAACCCATACAAGGGCACGGCCGAGCTTCTGGTGAATCCCCGGCTGACATCGAGCACGGCCTGGTTCCTCCATGTGACCAACCGTCCGCTGAAACCGTTCATCTATCAGGAGCGAAAGGCGCCGGTGTTCGTGCAGCAGACCGGTGAAGAGACGGAAAACGTCTTCATGCGCAAAAAATACCGGTTCGGGGCCGAGGCCAGGGCGGCCGGAGGTTACGGCCTGTGGCAGATGAGCTATGGCTCAACGGGCGCAGGATAGACCGAACCCGGCAAGACAGAATGATCACACGGAGCCACGAAGAACACGAAGAGAATCTTTTTGCGGTTTAAACTCTTAGCGGCTTTGTGGCTTTGTGTGAGGACAAGATTTTGGGAAAGGAGGATTGCAATGATCAGGATCAGAAGCAAACGGCACAATTTCCGGAGGGCCGGGATCGCGCACCCAAAGGATGCAACCGATTATCCGGACAACCGGTTTTCTGCCGAGGAGCTAAAGGTGCTCGAGGCCGAGCCCATGCTGATGGTTGAGCACATCGAAGACGAAAAACCGGCAACGGACGCAACCGGCGAAGCAAAACCCGAGACAGCTCCTTCCGATGGAAAAGACGTACAGTCTGCGGCAGGCCCACCCAAGTCAAAAAAGGGGAGGAAGTAAATGGCCTATTGCACCCAAAGCGACATCCTGGAGCAGCTGGATGAAGATATCCTGATCCAGTTGACCGATGACGACGACGAGGGAGAGGTCGACGACCAGAAGGTGACCACCGCGATCGAAAAGGCCGACGCCGAGATCAACAGCTATTGCGGCGCAAAGTATTCGGTGCCGTTTTCCACAGTGCCGCCGATGATCAAGGCCGCCTCCGTGGACATTGCCATCTATAACCTCTACGCGAGGCGGCGCGGCGCCGGGCCATCGGAAAAAGAGCGTTACGACAACCGCATTGCCTGGCTCAAGGATGTTGCCAAGGGGGTGGCGGTCTTGGGCGAGGACGACCCGGACGGCACGCCCTCGGAGCACAATGCGCCCGAGATCTCCTCAAACGACCGCATTTTCAGCAGGGACTCAATGGAGGGCTGGTAATGAAAGAGCTATTGGCGGCAATTAAAGCAAAGCTCCAGGCCGATCTGACATACATTCGGGATCGGGATATCTTTATCACGCCCCATGAAAACTACATTCCGCACCACGTCCGCCCGCCGTGCGTGGGGATCAAGGACGGCGATATCGACGGAAGCGACGGCATGAGCGAATGCGAGGAGGCCCGGATGGTCGTGACCGTTATCCCGTATGTGCAGCTCGCCAAAGACGAGGCCGCGATCATGGGGGACCCATCCGCAGGCCGAAAAGGCATCCTTGACATCGATGCCGATATCAAAGCGAGCCTTGACAATAACCTGCTGGACATCGAAGGCATGCAGGGCGCATCGTGCAAGTCATCCAAGGCCAGCGAGCTTTTCGGAGACGAACAGGAAACCCTTCAGCGGAAGCTGATTCGCTGCGAATACGAGAAGCAGGAATGACCGTGAACCCGGCAAAAACATATTGCTCACACAAAGACGCAAAGGCACGGAGTGAAAAATTTAAAATTCTTCTTTGTGTTCTCTGTGGCTCTGTGTGAGAAAAATCAGGAGGAGCAAATGGGACTTGTACTGATAGGCGAAAGCTTTGAAGTGGTGGACGGGCCGTACAAGGGCAAAACGTTCGTGCGCGGCAAGACATATGCCGAGGCCGAGGTGCCGCCCAATGAAAAGAAGCGGTTCAAACAGGTCAAAGACAGGCCAAAAAAAGCGGACGGCCCGGAGGCGGCGCCAGACAAATCCGTTCCGCAGGCGGCGAGCAAAAAAAGCGGCGCCTCTGAAAATAAAGCAAAGGCATCCGGGGCGGACAGCGGCAAGTTTAAAAAAGCGTAAACCCGGCAAGACCAAAATGATCACACGGAGCCACAGAGAACACAAAGAAAAGATTCTTGGGGTTTTAAGCCTTCGTGGCCTTGTGCCTTTGTGTGAGGAAAAAGGAGGGTCCGACAAATGAGATCATGGAGAGGCATGCACAACCTGTTGGCCGTGAGCGCCAACAATCAGGAGACGGCCATCAACACCGAGCAGACGCTGGACACCAGCCTGCTGGTGGGCATGACCGACGTGATCAACCTGGAACCCAAGCGCGAGACCAACGCCGACGAGCTGACAGGGTATGAAGAACCCGATACCGTGTACGATCTGGGCGCCCTGGCCGGGGTCACCATGAATTTCGACAAGGCCCAGCCGCAGCATTTCGCGTTCGGCCTGGCCTACGCCCTGGGCGTGATCTCCACGGCAGCGGCCGGTACCGGGTACGCCCACAGCATCACGCCCATATCCAACGACCTGGACGTCTCCAGGAGCAATCCGTCGTTCACGGCGGGCATGCGGTTCGGGTCGACCGTGCTCAAGCGCCTGTTCGCGTCCATGTTCGTGGATCAGCTGACCGCGACCTTTGCCCGCGACGCATGGGCCAAGCTGGTGCTGGCGTGCAAGGGCACGGGCAAGGTGTCGGACAATATCACCGAGGAGAGCATTACGGCCAAGGACGACGCGGTGTCCCTGACCCTGGCGGCCAATGCCGTGGAGGGGGCTACGGCGGCCGAGCGGTTGCAGAACGTGCAGCGCATCCGGGTGGAGCTGAATACCGGCGAGTGGACCGAGGTGGCCTATTCCGCCGTGTCGGACGCGACCCCGGCCGTGATCACCATTACGCCGCCCGACACCAATACCGTGGATGTGACCTATAAGGTGCTCTATATCCCGGACGAGGCCGCATGGTGTACGTTCCCCGCGAGGGTGTCCGAGACGCCGCTGCGCGTGACCCAGGTGGCGGTGACCCTGGGAGGCCTGGTGGATTCCGGCGCCTTTTCGGGCGGCCGGGACTTCGGCTGCGAGGTGGAGTCGGTCGAGTATTCGATCCAGAACAACTTCCAGATCGAGATGTGCCACGGCGGATCGGGATCATATGCAGACCGCTGCTTCCGCGACGGCCGGGTCCAGACGCTCAAGTTCAACCGGGAATTCCGCGACTACATCCTCCAGCAGCACATCGACGACAACGACACCTTTGCGGTCAAGATCCTGGCCGAGGGCGCGGTCTTCGATTCTCCGCACGCCTACACGGTCCAGCTGCTTTTCCCGAAGGTGGCCGTGCTCTCCGCCCCGCTGTCGGTCAACGGCAAGCGGCTGGCAGAGGCAGGCGACATGATCGTCCTCGAGGACAGCAGCGAAGGGAGCGTGCAGGCCCTGGTCAAGAACTGCGTTGCGACCTATATGGCATAAAGCGGCTATCGCAAAACCTAAACCGTCATTCCGGCCTTGAGCCGGAATCCAGATAGAAAGGAAATACCATGTTTGAACTCAAGGAAAAAGAGAAGCTCGTCGTCATCGTAACGACCAGCGGAGAGGAGGTCGGCGTTTACTACCGCGAGCCCACCACAAAGGAGATGCACCAATACCACGCCGAAGCTATCCAACGGAAGCGAAACAAGGTGACGTTTCGATATTCGGAGGCCCAGTACAAGTTCGGTCTGATAATTATGACCGGCATTCGCGAAGGCGATTTCGGCGCGCCAGGCGATGACGGCAAGGTGGTGGCCATATCCAGCGACCCGAATAAGCCAAATTACCGCAAGGACTGGCTGGAGTTGATGCAACGCCATGCAGGGGCCGTTATCATCGCCCTGGGCGCCCATGTGTTCGGCGGGACCGAGGCCCTGGACGGCGATGAGGAAAAACCGGTTGGTGACGCCGATGGCGAATCCGGGGAAAACATTGACCAGGACTGACGGATGATCTTCGGGCGCTGAAAGAGGGCATTTGCGATGAGGACGAGCAGACAAAATGCGAGCTGGAGTTCGGGAAGGACACGCCCGAGCTGGAATGGTCCTGCCAGAACTGCCCCAAGAAGCGCCAGGAAGATCTGCATCCATACACCATAAAGCTGTTGAATCTAAGGACGCTGAAGGCGGCCGGGTACCCCATGAGAGCAAACGACATTACATATCGGGAATGGCTGGACCTCGGCCGCCTTTGCATGGCGCTCAATCCATCGGTCTGCCCGTTCATGGGCACGGGGCGGGGAGCAGGGAGCGAGGAGTAAACCCGGCAAAATGATCGCGCAAAGACGCCAAGACGCCAAGAAAACATCAAGAAGCTGTCTCTGCGCCTCTGCGCCTTTGCGCGAGACCGTTTTTCGCCGGGCCTTCTCATTCTAAAACAGTTTTTCTCTGCGCCTTTGCGCCTCTGCGCGAGAATAGTTTTTTATGGCCACTCCGCTTAAAATACAGATCATCGTTGACGATGACGGATCGGTGAAGGTCCGGCAGTTCGGCCAGGAAGCTGAAAGGGCCGGACGCAAGGGCAAGGAAGCCTTCCATAAAACCGGCCGGTCGTTAGACGAGATGAACCGCCATGCGGTATCGGCCCACGCGAATATTTTGAAAATCGCCTCGGCGGTTGCTGCTGCGTGGGCAGCCGTGAGGACAATCGAGTCCCTAAAAAATGCGGCCTCCGACCTCAACGAAACGGTCAGCAAATCGAATACCATTTTCGCGGCCAATGCCGACGAGATCATGCAGTGGTCCAAAACCTCGGCCACGGCGTTCGGGCTGTCGCAGCAGGCGGCCCTGGAAAACGCCAGCACGCTCGGCAATATGTTCAAACAGCTCGGCGCGGGCACGGACATCGCGGCGGCGAACAGCAGGCAAATGGTGCAGCTTTCCGCCGACATTGCTTCTTTTCATAACGTGGCGGGCGGGGCCACCCAGGTCCTGGAAGCGATGCAGGCATCCTTTCGCGGTGAATACGATTCTTTGCAGCGCTACATCCCCACCATCAACGCGGCCACCGTTGAGCAGCAGGCCCTGGCCGAGACCGGCCGGACCTCGGCCAAGGAGCTGACCGCGCTCGAAAAGGCAACGGCGGCCATGACCATCATCATCCGGGATGCCGGGGACGCCACCGGCGATTTTGCCCGGACCGCCGACCAGGCCGCCAACCAGGAGCGCATCCTCAACGCCCAAATCGAGGACGCCAAGGCAGGCATCGGCCAGGGGTTGCTGCCCATCTACCGCGAGATCCTCGTGGCGACCAACCAATGGATACAGGCGAATAAGAACCTGATTGCCACCAAGGTCCGCGACTGGGTCGACACGTCGGTGGACGGCATACGATACATGGCCGATGCCCTGACCGCATTTGCCCGCGTGGAGTTGACGCTCAAAAAAGCGCAGTACTCAGGGCAGGAGCTGGCCCTTAAATTCAAACTGTGGGCCAATATGGGGGAAGCGTCCGAGCAGAAGATCCGCAAGGAGCTGATCGCAACCCAGCAGGTCATTGCCGACGTGACAAATGCGATCCTTGAGTTGGACAAGGCGCATGATGAGCTGTACAACCCCGGCCTTCAGGCGGCAAAAGAGGCCCTGAACGAGGCCAACCGGGCCGCCCAGGAAACCGCCGACGTGATCAAAGACCCGCTCACCAAAAACCTCGGGACCGCGGCCGAGGCAATGGCGCTCACCCAGGCAGAGACCGACCACTTGACAGAGGCCCTGGCCAAATTGGAAAAGCAGGCCGAAGACGCGGCCAATGCGCGGGCCTGGGCCGTGCAGGATATGTCGGACTGGGTAAGGGCGAGCAACCTGGCCGTGGACGACATGGCCCTTGATTTTGCCCGCTACATGGACCGGGTCACCGCAGAGGTCGAGCAGGGCAACGCGCGCATCGAGGCCAGCACATACGACACAACCAAATATTACGAGAGCTTGTGGGATAAGGCGTTGAACCGTGTTGAGAAAGGTTTCGCCGACACGTTTGCCGAGATCCTGGATACGGGAAACGATTTCGTTAATGATCTGATCCGCATCTTTGCGGAGGGTGCGTCAGCTATCAGCATGGAAATCCTCTTTGGGGTCAATACCGGATCCGGAACATCCGGAACTCTGGCGTCGCTGCTGGGGATCAGCGGTTCCGGTTCAAGCGGCAGCGGCACCAGCTGGCTGTCCAACCTCCTCGGACTTGGGAAAACAGGATATGAGTTGTACTCGGGCGAGTCGCTGATGGGGACCATCGTGTCCAGCGTCCAGGAATATCTGGGCCTGGGTAATTATGCCTATCTGGCATCCAACCTGGGGACCTCCTCTGCCATCGGCGGCAGTGCCTACGCGGGCTCATACGCGGGCATGTTTGCAGGCATGACCGACGCGGAGATTGCTTCAATGGTGGGCAGCGCCACCGGATCATATACGACCGGAACCGCAATGGCGGGCATGGGGGCATCGATGGGGATTGCCGCCGCCGCTGCCGCCGCCATCTTCATCGCCAATGCGATTTTTGACCACAACATGGGGCCGGACTACTCATCGTTGCAGACCAAATCATCCATCAACCTGGCGAATCGTCCCGACGCCATATTCACCGGCGAAATGTTCCAGGCGGGTGTGGGCGGCGGGACATGGAGCGAGGAGGATGCACAGGGCGGCGTGATCAGGATCGGCGGCATGATCGCCGACTCCCTCAATATGTACAATAGTATATTCGCCAACCTTGGAGAGGAGTCGCAAAAAAAGCTCCGTGCCACGCTGGACGATTCGTTTAACTGGGACAACATCTTTTTGGGCGTCCGCCAGGAGGCATCAACCGGAGCGCCCATCTCTGCCTGGATGGGCATGGAAACGCCCAACGAGATTACGGAAAGCGAGTGGACCCGGATTATCCGTGGCATGACCGACTATATTGCAAGCGCCGATACATGGGACCCTTTGAGAGTGGCGTTAGAAGAGGGTCTGTCGTCGCAAGAAACGCGAGATGCCATCGTCAAGAGCATTGAATCCAACGGAGAATTAACCGGCCAGGCCCTGGCCGATATCCTGGGGGTCGGCCTGGAAGACTTGCAGGGCGTTTTCGGCAATGAGTATAAAGATGAACTTCAAAATTTCCTGGACTCCTTAAACGAGTACTATGTGTCCGGCTATGAGGCCATATCTGGTGGTCAGCATGATAGCGTGTTGGCTGCGCTGAATTCGGCATTCGGTGATTACTTTGTGGATTACATTTCCGAGGCCCTGGACAACGTGCGGGCGGCGGAGGTGTTCCAGTATATGACGGACGACATTCAAACCGCCCTGAACTCACTTGATGCATCCACCTTTGTTGAGAACGTCGAGGCCTTCAACGCGGCGTTTACCGAAAACGCGCAGTGTGTGGCCGCTGCGTCATCGGTATGGGAAGACCTCAACGCCTTTGTCGGCCGATCGTCCGACCAGATAACCGCATATGAAAAGGCGCTGACCCTGGCCGACGCAAAAATGACCGGGTATCTGTCCAAGCTGGCCCAGTACGGCATCACGCCGTCCGAGGAGGACCAGGCAAAGGTTGCGGAAACATTTGTCCAGCAGTTTCTCGGCGGCATAGTCGATCTGAATGCAGCGGTTGAACCGGCCGGGGACATGGCCCAGATGCTCGCCGCCCTCAACGGCCAATTTGACGCCTATTTGATCCTGCTCCAGCAGTACGGAGTGGACCTGGCCAAAATAACGGACCTGGAGACTCTGCGCACGGAAGCCACCGAGCGCCTCCTGGAGGAGTACAAGATCCAGCTGGGGCTCTATGGGGAAGGATATGCAGAAGCACAACGAATGGAGGAGATCGAGCAGCGGTATCGGCAGTTCGGGCTGAGCACCGACCAGCTGATCGAAGCTTTTAAAAATGCGTCCCTGGCGCAGCTCCAGGTGGCGGCGCAAATGCTGGGCATCGGCTGGACCGACATCGCCGATGATATAGCCTTCTTGACCGGCGTCACCGAGGAGGCGGGCACCACCATCAGCACGGTGGCCAGCCAGATCCGCGCCAACCTCGACGCGCTAAGATCCGAGATCGGGACCCTCACCGGCAGCGGAGCGCAGTCCTCGGCCGCTATCGCCGGGCAGATCGAAGCCATCCTGGGCAAGGGCGCGGGTGAGTTGACCCTGGACAACCTCCTGGGCGCATCCGAGTTGATGTCCGATTGGCTGGCGGCCGCAGCAGAAGAGGCGCGCGCAGCAGTGGAAGCACAACGCGAGCAATACCAGAATGAGATCGACCTCCTCTATGAGCAGCGCGAAACCATCCAGATGCAGATCCGGTTGAAGGACGCTGTCGGGAACCTGGTCGGCCAGATCGATAACGCCATCCGGAATATCAGGTATTCGGACCTCAACGTCGCCATTCCCCGGCAAAAAGCGGAAGAGGCAAAGGTTGAACTCGAGGAATTATACCGCGCGGCCCTTGAGGGCGGGACTGCGGAAATACAGGAGTTCTTGAGTTTCGCGCCGACCGCCCTGCGCCAGTATCAGGAGGAGCATAAGTCCGACGCCGAATATCAGCGCTTTTTCAACCAAGTTGCGGGCGAGGGCGGCTGGATGGAAACCATCAGAGGCCTGGCCGAGACCGGATCGTATGACGAGGCCATCCTGTCTGAGCTTCAGGGCGGCAACGACGAGCTGCGGTCCATAGACGACCAGATCCAGGCGTTGCGCGACGCTATGGACGCCCTGGAGCCCGACTATTCGGAGATGGAGGCGCAGTTTGAATCGTGGGCCGCCGAGATCGAATCGCTGATCGCCCAGGTGGAGAAGCTGGACGAGATCAGGGGCATACTCGAGGTGGAGTGGAAAGGCTGGACCGGGGACGTCAAAGACGCGATGGAAATGCTCTTGACGTTGTTAGATGTATATGGCCCGGAGAACGAAATTGTTTTGCGATTTTTGAGCACGGTTCCGCTGGACCTCTTTCCGGATTTGAATTCGCTGGCTGCGGCGGCCGGGTGGATCGCCAAAGCAACCGGAGGTTTCGGAAGCACGGCCACCCTGGCGTTTATCAAACATGTGGCTTCGGATTGGCATTTTGAAAATATCGACCAGATTCTGGCGAGCATCGGCTGGCTCAAACAGGCTACCGGATCGTGGACATCAACGGCAGTGATCACGTTTGTCGCCGAACTGATGGACCGCTACAACGTACCCATCACCCAGATTGACTACTGGCTCACCCAGATGGGCATTACCGACACGGAGATCGCGCGGGAAGTAAAAGTCCGACTGATCTATACGATGGTTTCCAGCGGATCTCTCAACATGGCCGAGGTGGCTGAATTCGCATACAACGAGGCCTATGCAGCCTGGATGTCTCCCCGCTATTCGGCCGAGGCCGTCGAGATCCTGCGCACCCTGGAGGCCCTGGCCAAGATGTGGGGCGTGAATGCCGCAGGCAGCCTCGGGCATTACGTTAACGCATACGGCGGCTACACCGTGGACCCGGCCGCCTGGGCCAGCCTCTGGCAATGGCACGGCCGCCTGCCCACCTGGGGCGAAGGCGCCTATGTCACGTCGCCCACCCTCGGCTGGGTCGGCGAGGCCGGATATCCGGAAGTCGTGCTCCCCATGAAAGACGGCTATGTCCCGGCCAAAATCATCAACGGCGGTTCCACCCAGGCCGGGGCAGACCGGCCGATCGAGCTGAGCCTGACGATTCAGCTTGACCCCATTACCGGCACGGTCCGGGCCATCGCGCGAGAAGAGGCGGAAGAGCACCGGTTCACCCTGGTCCGGGCGCAAACCCTGCTGGACGACAGGAGGCAGCCGATCGAATGCTCCTGATGGAATTCCCCATAAACGGCGTGACCCAATACGTGAGTTATAAAAAGGTGTGCCGCCTGACCCATAGCTGGAAGCCCTATATCAAGTCCTTCACGCCTCCGTCCTGGCGCATGGCGACCCAGCACGGCGGCATGCGGCGTTTCGGCGGGGGGTCGTTCACGCTGAGCGCCCGGTTGTTTCGGGACCTGGGCGTCTGGCCGCCTCCGGCCCTGGCCAATACAACCGCCAAGAATACCGAAACCACCGAGGAGGCGGCGGTCGAGCTCTTTTCCTCCACCGTCTATCTGGTGAGCTATAACAATACCGATGTCAAATACGATATCCGCGAGCCCGAATATCCCCAGATGCTCCTGGACCAGGCCATTGATTACGACGGCAACGACGTGGATCTCCCCAGGGCGATCGGGCCGGTGACCCATGTCACGCTGGTGCGGCTGGAAAACGACGGCGCAGGCCGCCCGCGCTATCACCTGGGCGGGGCGCAGGTAGGGACCACCGCGATCGAGATCATCGGTTTTTCGTCGGCCTCGGGCGGCGCGGCCACCAGGGTGATCACCGACGGCGCCCACGGTTTTTCAAACGACGACACCGTCTATATCGTGGGGTCCGACAACTTCGACGACGGCCATGTGGCCAGCGATGCATCCGGATCGTCGTTCGTGATTCCGGTGGCCTTTGCCCAGGAGACCCTGCCGATTTCGGCCCAGTGCTACAAGGCCGGGGCCATCAGTATCCACGATGACGGCGTCCCGATCCCCGCCATCTTCAACGGCGACAACACCGTCTCTCTGACCGCCGACCCGGTCGGCCTGGTGACCATGATCGCAACCGGCGCGCAGACCACGCTCAGCGAGCTGGCGGACTGGTGCACCACCCGCCTGGAGATCTCGACATTTACCGACACCAACGGCCGCGATCCGTCGCCCGAGCTGTCCCGGTGGGAGACCAGCCAGCAGACCGTGGTGGATTTTCTGGACAAGGCATGCCAGTCGTCAACGCACCTGTTCGACATCAAAAACGACGAGCTGACCCTGGTGTGTCTCTTTAAGGACAACGGGTCGCGCACCCTTACGAATCATCAGTTTCGCAGGCGCGCCGAATACGGCAAGCCCAACCCGGTGAAAAAGCTGGTCTGCGAATGGCAGACCCAATACCACAAGGTCGGCTGGGTGAATGACGACGGTTCGGGCGGCCAGAGCCATTTTATCGCCACCGAGGATCACAAGATTGAAGAACCCCTGCATCCGGACGGCCAGGAGAAAACCATTGACGTGTTTCACACGCGTGAGGCGCAGGTCCGGAGCGCCCTGATCTGTATCCGGTCGATCTATGAGCGGGACCGGGCCACCATCGCCATTAACATGGATGCAGGCATGCCCGCGTCCGGCGAAAATTTCTCATGGGAGGACATCACCCTGCCGGTTGACGTGCCCGGATTCGTCCGCGTGCGGGACGTGGATCTTGACTTCTCGAAAAACAAGATCGTCATCTCGGGCGAGGGGTTGTTCATCCAGACCGATCGCATGTCCGACCCCGGCAGCGGCGCGGTTTCCGGCGCGGCCACCGAGACCATCGACAGCTTCGACATGACCCTGGGGCATGGCGCGGTCTGGTGGTACACGCTGACCGACGCGGCCCGGACGAACCGGCGGTCGGGCGTTATACAGGCCTGCTGGGACCAGGCAGCGGGCGGCCAGGTCACCATGATGCCGGACGAACACGGACCCGACACCGGCACCACCCTCGGGGTCGTGAGCTTTACCGTTGACAAGGCGGCCACCACCATCCGGTTTCGCGCCGCGTCCTTGAGCGGGACATGGAATGTTTACAGGGTTAGAAGGATTTTGGGGGCAACCTACTAATGGAGATCTCACACGGAGCCACAGAGCACATAAAGAAAGAATGCCGTCATTCGGGGCCCCGCATAAGATGCGGGATAAACTACAGCCGGAATCCAGGTCTTCGTGGCTTTGTGCCTTTGTGTGAGAATTAAATCATGGCCTTAAAACACTGTTTCAATACATGGGCGGCCCTTCAGGCGGTTGATCTTGCCGATTGCACGGACGGCGACACGGCCACCATGTATTTTAACGAGCGCGACCGCCTGATGCAGTTCGTTGCCACGGATACCGGCGCGGAGAACAACACCCGGCCGGGCCTGTACCGCCTGCGGCCTCACGACTATGTGAGCGCCGGGGTGTGGGTGGAGAGCCCCGGCAATGACTATGATACGGTGAACGGCGGCCAGATCATCGGAGACATTATTTACAGCACGAACTGGAGCGCTTCGGCCGGATCGATGTTTGATCTAAATAACGGTATTCTCAAAATGGGGGGAAGCGATGTTAACGCGGCCCTCAGTGCAACGACTGGGGTATTTATTGGCCGGGATTCAGGGGTCGATAAATTCGCGGTGGGTAAGGCATACGGGGACGCGGATGAGCAGTCATATATTATCTGGAATGGAGCTCTATCCATGCGGATGGCGGCTGGCGAGACATTCCAGCTATACGGCAGCATCACCATTAACGATGGCGGAGACATTAAGCTGGTCGGCAACGACGAAATTGGGGATAAGGCGACGGTTATCTTTTCGGAAAATGTGCGCATGGGGTGTGATTCGGACAGCAACCTGGGCCTTTGGAATTCAGACAATGAGGCGAGATTTTACATCGGACATGAACCTTCCGGCGGCACCTCTTATGCAGAAAGTGCATTCAAGGCAATCTCCATGTCCGCAACGGATTTGGTGACGATGCAAAGCGATGATGGCAGCGTCGCCTATGCGAAAATACAGCTGGCTTCTACATACAGCATGCCAAGCTTTACTATTTTTAGCCTATATTCTAATACGCATGGAATTTATTTATATGGGGTTTCCAACGGCAGCGGTGAAATGTTCAAAATATACAGGAGCGATGCTATATCAACGCATGACATATTAACCATAACCAAAGATGAAATGACGTTCGAGGGGGGTGTTTTGAGCTTACTGGAAACATCAACGCCTTCGGCAGACGGCAGTTATGGAAAAATTTACACGAAAAACGACAACAAGCTCTATTTCCAGGACGGAGCGGGAAGCGAGCACGAGCTCGCTTTTGCATAGGAGGTTGAGGTGACCAAAAAATCACAAAAAAAGGACAGCACGCCCGTCTATTCGATGTCCGTGCATGACCGGACCATGCTGCTGAACGCACTCCCCAGGAAAGGACACGAGGTCGAGGCCAGGGTTATAAAGGAGCTGCTGGAAAAACTGGAGCTGTCCGCCGACGAGCTCCAGCGGGCCGATATTATCGTTGAGAACGGGCTCATTCGGCAGGACGTCTGGGATAAGCGGCGGGAGTTCAATACAGACGTTCTGATCAACAAGGTCGAGAGGGGCATCATTAAAAAAACGCTCGAAAAACTGGAAAAGGCCGGGGATCTGCCGATCACCCACCTGGACCTCTGGGATACGTTCTGCTGACAGGCGGCCATAAATGACAGAATGGGATGAAACATACGAGCGCCTGTACCGCAACTCGGTCCTGATAAATACCGGCATCTCGACTGTCGACTCCTTTTCCGACAGCGAGGCGATGGGCGCGGAGTGGTGGTATGTGGCCAATAAGGGCGGCGGGGCCAATATGCGCACCGGGCACTTTGGGACCGACTGGGATCTGGTGGCCGACAGCAGCCCGGCCGAGATCACCGACGAATGCAGTCCGGACATCGGCACCACGCTCGGCGAGATCGAGTTTTTTGTGGACAAGTCCGGCAACTCCGTGCGTCTGCGGGCCGAATGCCAGAGCGACGGCTGGTCGGTTTATTTTGTCCGAATGTTCAAGGGGTCGACATAATGAAAATCATAGCCCTGGACCAGATAACGGCGGTAACGCCATCCAGCGAGGACGCCAACTATCCGGCGACAAATGTTCAGGATGATTTTCGCACCAACCCCTGGCAGGCCGGAAGCGCGGTCGAGTCCACTCTGACCCTTGACATATCGGCCAACAGCAACGCCCTGATGCTATCGTTTATGAACAGCGGCCAGGTGACGGTCGAGGTCAAGGACGCCGGGTCGTCAACCATTTATGGCCCCACCGCCCACAACATCAATACAGACAACCCGAATCTGTGGGTGGATTACGATCTTCAGGCGGGCGTGGCCCAGGCCCTTCTGACCTTTTCCGATCCGGGCGATGATCCGCCCTACTGCGGCATTGCGCGGGCCGCCTACGCATACTCGTTTAATCAGTTCGGATACGGCATGCAGGAGGGTTTGAAAGACCACGGGATCAGCGACGAATACAACAGCGGCGCCGACTATTATAAATATGTTGCGATCTGCCGCACCTTTTCAGGGTCGTTTTGGGTGGCGCGGGATAGCGATTTTTATACGTTCATGCATTCCATCGTCATGAAATACGGCCGGGGACCCTATGCCATGCGCCTGACCGATCTGTCAAATTGCGATTGGGCCGTATTCGGCATGCTGGACGTAGGCCTGCCCAAAGGCACCCATAAAAAGCCGACACGCAGCTTGATTAGTTTATCTATGAAGGAGGGTATGTGATGAAACGGTATATGATTACCTGGTTTCTGGCGATCCTGTTGATTCCCGGCTTGGCCTGGGCCGGTGAAAAGATCATCCAGGGGGACCTGCATCTTTATATTGACGATCCGTGCGCCATCTTTCAGGGAGCTGTTTCCGGAGACACGGGATGGTGGACCGGGGCGATCACCGACGCCGAAGGCGATGACGATGATCCCTTTAATATCGGAAGGGGCACCACGAAAGGCAGCAATATCCTGCTGACCCTCAGCCGCGACGGCAACCTGAGCGTGACCGGCACGATCTCCGGGACCAGTTATAATATATCCGGACTGACGGCCAGCCGGGCCGTCCAGACAGACGCCAGTAAAAACCTCGAGTCGTCCAGTGTGACCAATACGGAGCTGGGTTATTTGAGCGGGGTCACTTCAGGCATCCAGGGACAGCTGGACGCCCGCTGCCTCGAGTCGGTGTTCGGCGATGCCATCGGTCTAGGCCTGACCCTGGACGGCACTACGCTGAAAACGCACGCGGCCCTTCAGTCTATAGCAGGGCTCACCGAGACAAACGGCGGCCTATTGTATGGCACTGCCGACAACACATATGCATGGTTGGCCGCAGGGGCTGCTAATCGACTCTTTCAGGCAAACGGAGCGGCGGCGCCGTCATGGGTGGACTCCATTGACCTGGCCGGGACCATCACGGCGGGCGGCAACGTCACCCTGGACGGCACCGATCCGTCATTGATATTTGACGGCGACTCGGCAGGGGATCTCGACGGCTGGATCGGCCTGATCCAGGACGACAGCGGAGACACCACGGGCGACTATATCGGCATCGGAACCGGCACCACGCCAGGAACCAATACCAAGATGGTCGTCGACTCCTCCGGCAACGTGGGTATCGGAACGGCGATTCCGAATTATAGATTACATTTATATACTACAGCAGGAGGATTCCAACAGACATTAGAATCCGGTGCCTCAAATTCATTTGCGGCGATGAAGATACAAAATACATACAATTCTGGAACAGGAAAAATTGATTTATATTCCTTTGCAAATAACTATAGTGGCAATATTAGAAATCTTGGTGTTAACGCAATGGCAGAAGGTGCATGGATCTACTCCGGAGGTGCTGGTAAGAAGTTGTTAATAGACCAAAATGGTGCAGGTCAAATACATTTTGCAACAAATGGCGCTATCAGGGCTACAGTGAATGAAAACGGCAATGTTGGTATTGGTACGACATCGCCTGGATATGAGTTGGAAGTGACAGGCGACGTTTACGTTTCGGGTGATGTAAGTGCTCTCACCTTTACGGATCGAACGCCTTATTTTGACGGCGATGCCCTGGCCGCTATCAAAAATATCAAGGGCAAGGATGGTGAGATTGATCATGCTACCCTGCCCGAATTTGCCCGGCGCACGTTGCAGCGAAAGGAAACTGAAACCGTTTTGGGAGAACGGATCCCTATTGACCAAACAGATGCCTGGGAAGAATATGAAGAGACAGAAACGGTCTATGATGAAGATGCAAATGGCAAAAGAATTGTCGAAAAAATAAAAACGATTTACCGCGAAAAAGACGGACAGATCGTGGCTGAGAGGAAGCCCGTCTATAAATCCCACGAAGTTACAGTGCCAAAAAAGCGCCTGAAAGAGGGCGTCAATATTGATCCTGATACCGGGGAGCTTTACAACCAGGAATCAAGTGAAGTCGAGCATGTTATCTCGGAAGAGCCGGGCAGGGATCTGGGTGCGATGGTATCCATTTTAACCCAGGCCGTTCAGCAGTTGACCGCGCGGATCGAACAGCTTGAGGCGGCAAAATGACGGCCATAAAAAGACATAGAAATGCAATGAAATCAAACAAATAGCTTGACAATCTCGGTAAAATTAGGCCATAATTATAGCGCCTAAAATTCAACACCGAGAGATACTCGTAAAACGGAAATGATTGTGGTATCCTTAATAACTTGCGCCGAGTTATTTGTGATCCAGGAGGAGCATCTCAGCGCCGAAAACGGGCCTTGATCGGCCCGTTTTCAGGCCAAAAATAAGCGCGAAAAATGACCTGTCAAATCGGCTAGCCGGATTGAACAGGTTTTTTGCGCCCTTTTGAAGGGGGCTCAAAAGTTGTCGCAGAATATCTTTCAGTTTGTCGCAGAATATCTTTCAGCCGCCAGGGACCGCCAGGAGGATGGGTGCATTGGCCAGCCGGAAGATTTCAATCGGTATGGCGGCCAGCTGGACGCCGCTCACGTG